TTTATCGACTTGCGACGAAACAATACTTCGGTTTCTACTTCTTCGCCAACGATCAAAGTTCCGCAAGACTGCGTTGAAGGTTCGAAGAATTTACAGGTGCGACAAATTTCTAACCTGCGTTTGTACTCATTGTTTTTTGCGAATAACATTTGCTCTTATTTTTTGTTTGATTGAATCGATTGTTCTGTATAAAAAAACAGTTGGTATTCCTGTTTGTTTGGAGAACTCGCGGTAGGTAAAACCCTCGAAGATATATTCTTGAAAGATTAGTCGTTCGAACTCCGTTAAACGACTTATAAGAATGTCTAACTGCTCGTTGGTCATTCGTGCGCCTAGCCACGTCTTATCCACTTCGTGAGCGTATTCTTTGAAGTCGCGACGGTTTCTATTCCAGGCGATAGTTTGGCGATAGAATGGCGACGTTGGACTATTAACTGCTAAGTACATAACACGAATAAGATAGAACTCAAAGTCGCCTGTGTCGATTAGGTTTTCAATGTGTTTACTTCCAAACATAGAAAGCAAAGAATCGTGAAGTAAGTCTTCGTAGTAATCTTCGCCTCGCGAAATGTTCTTCGCAAGTTCTTTGAACTTTTTGTAATGTCCTTCTATGTAATGTTCAAGTGTCACCCATTAAAGTATTCGTCTATTACTTTGATTGCTTCTTCATTACCCTTACAAATATACGAAGCGTAGCCCCTGTTTCGTAATTGCTCCTGCCAACGCTTCTGCTCTGGTGATGCTACACCCCCTTTTTCTTTCTTCATTTCAATAGCAAGACCGAAGAACGCTCCGCGTGGTTCGTAGATAAACAGATCGGGAAACCCTTTGACGTATCCAGTACGTTTCATTTTGACCGCTTGCAAGTAACTTGTTCTCATTCCGCCTGCTGAAGCGCAATACAACGCGTCGGGATATGCTAAACGAAGGTACTTAATTACTATTTCTTGTTGGTTAGATTCAGATTCGGGTGCTATTTTACGTCTTGAAGCGCTTTTTTTGTAAGTTTTTTTGTATGTCGTGACGTTCATTTTCAATCAGTTAGAAATTATTTTCAATTTATTTTCATTTTTTTGTTGTGTATTCAAAAGTTTAGTATAGATTTGTACTCAACAAACAAACACAATCAAAGATAACCAAATAAAAATCAAAGGTATGTATCAAGTAACAAAAACCACACACATCGCAGGACAATCAATAAGAATTGATTGGTCTTACGAATTCAACGACGAGAACAAAGCAATCAATTGTTTAATGGAACACGCTGCATACAACTCGTTAGATAATATCCGTGAAGACCTTTACTACGCATCTTCAGACGGAATTAAGCCAGAGACAGAAATTGAAATCGTGCAAATTGAAGAAGAAGATTTTTCACATTTTGTAAATCAAGAAATGTACAAATGAAAAAAACATTACTCTTTATCGCGCTTCTTTTCGGCGCAATGTTAATCGCAGGAACGATTGACGAACAAACAAGACAATTAGAATCACAACCAAACACAATAAACAAATGAAAGATACCCCTATTTTTTTTACAAGGTCTGGAAGTTTTACAATTCAAGAATTTTTTAACGACCTTGACAACATTAACGATAACTTTTTAAACACAAAACAAGAAAACAAAATGAAAGTAGAACTAATTCAAAAAACGACGTTAACAGATATGTATTACGTTATCAAAGTAAACGGAGAGTTCCATATGTCTTACAACATTTTGGAAGATGCAAAGAACGCATACGACCGAATCAAGTCAGCAACACCACGCGAAGAAGTAATCGAATCAAAAGAAATCTAAAAACCAATAAATCAAATGAACAATGAAAGAGCCAATTTTTACAAATCAATTTTTCTCTTTGAAGAAGAAGTACACATTCTTATTGACGGAATCATTACCGCACAAAATTACTATGGTAATCAAAAGAACGGGACATTGTCTCGGGATCAATTGTGCGACCAACGAATTGCAGAACTTGAACGAGTATTCGTCAAAATTAATAGGTCGTATTGGAAAGAATTACCAGAGCCACCAAAAGAAAAGTAATTTTGTTTGCGTTTATTCGAGTGCTAACGCGTACAACCTAACGCACAACGAGATAAGCGAGAACATTGAGAAATGTCAAAAACTTTCAGAAGCGCGTTGGAACGACCAATTAATTGAATATATTTGTAACCACTAAAAATCAAAATCAAAATGTACAACCCAAAAATCACTTATCACTTTTCAATGGACGACGTTAAGCGTCTGAATGAAGAAATAAAAGGCATCGCAGAAAACTTTCACGAAGAAGAAACAGGTTGGTTTCAAGAAAATAAAGGTCGTCAGTTTACAGACGAAAACGGAAACACTTTCGACTTCGATATTCTTGGACGCTTCTTCCGCGCTGACGAACCAAACTTCGATCTTCACTACATTCGATTGAAGAAAGACGGAATAATCTTTGAGTTCGACTACCGAATCTTTCAAGACCATATCTAAATGGGTTACTTCAAACGGATCAACGAACAATCCGATTTGCACGAAAGCCAAACGCGACACATACAAAGCGACGCGGAACTGGCAGTTAAGTTCGAACAATATCTGAATTCATTTAATAACAACAAAATAAATAACAACACAATGAGCATTATTGCCCAAAACAACAACAACAACAGCGGAGGACAGACAGTCCCTGCAGGAACGCACGTCGCACGTTGCTACCAAATCATTCACATCGGAACAATCGTCGACACCTATCAAGGCGAAGAAAAGTTAGTAAACAAAGTTCGCCTGGTCTTTGAACTACCATTGGAAACCGCAGACTTCGGTAAAGGTGAACAACCTTTCTCAATCGGTCGCGACTTTACACTTTCAATGCACGAAAAGAGTGGCTTACGCGCCTTCGTTCAATCTTGGCTCGGCAAGGCAATGAGCGACGCAGAAGCAAACAAATTCGACATTGGTACTTTGTTAGGCAAAGAAGCAATGGTTAGCGTAATGCACCGCACCGCGAACACAGGACGCACCTACGCAGACTTAAAGGGAGCGTCGCCACTTGCTAAAGGTATGACTTGCCCACCACAAGTAAACGCAGCGTTTCTTTTAGACTACGACAGCGAAGACTTTGACCTTCGATTCAAGATGCTTCCAGAGTGGTTGCAAAACAAGGTGAGTTCTTCAGCTGAATTTAGTAAGCGATTAGACCGCGCTGCGGATCAAATGAACAAAGCGAAAGCTATGCTCGAAGCTAAAGGTTTAGTGTCAACAGAAAACGAAGACGACTTGCCATTCTAAATACAAATGGGGGTTATAACATACATTAACCCCTATTTTTTAACTTAACGAATCAAAATCAATACAATGAAAAAATTAGTATCACTTGAAAAGCGCGTTGAGAATCTACTGAAGAAGTATAAATTTCTCCGCAACAACAACAAAGCACTCTGCGTAAAAATTTGGGAACAACAATTCGATGAACGCAAAGACATAACAAGCAACTTCTTCGCTATGTACGAAAGCGGAAAGTATGTAAGCGCGGACAACATCACACGAATAGCACGTTTAGTTAAGGAACACAATCCAGAACTACGCGGAACGAACCACGCTACCAATAAGAAGAAAGAGCAGTTAATTAAACCACTATTAAAGAAATGAACAAACAAATTTATTCAACTCCATTCGGTCGCCTTGTCAAGATTAACTTCAAGACGATGCAGAACTTTAAGAATGTTCTCCGCATAAGCGATCCAACAGCACGTCTTTACGTTACGCATCCAGAGCGAATGAGAATCAAAGACTTCAACAACATTTGCCTTCACACAGGTCTTTCACGCGAAGAAGTTTTTTCAACCTTTACACCTACAATTTTAATCAACGAAGAAAATGACTAACGAACAGATAAGACAGCAAATAGTAGATATGATTCCTTTTGCACATATGGAAAGATTCGAAACACTATGGACGATGCTAACCCCGAAATATGAACGTTTGAGTATGGAACAGATTAAACAACAACAGGAACTCGAGAACGAAAGAGAAGTATTCTGGTCAGCACTTGAAGACGTTGTGTGTAGCGTTGTAGGTATTCAATCGCAAATGCTTTATACTCCAACAAGAAGACGCGAGATAGTAACAGCACGACAAATTATTTTCTTTCTTGTGCGTCCTTGTTATTTTCAAAGTTTTCATTCGATAGGTAAGCACTACGGCAAAGACCACGCAACGGTAATGCACGGAATAAAGCAGGCGACGTGGCAGATTGAATGCGACAAAAGCTACGCTGCAACTGTTGAAAGAATCTGCGAATTGATGAACGCGATAGGTTATGCTAAACCTATTAAATTTTTCACTAAGTTTGTCGAGCATATCGAACACCAAAAGGAACTCGAAGCAAAAAGAAAAGCCAAACTCAAATAAATCAAAACCTATGAAAGACTATTGCAGATATTGCGATTCAGAACAAATCGAAGAACGTATTGCAGACATTAAAAACACCAACAGAAAATATCGTGACTGGGACGACAGCGATGTGCAGGAGTTATTCGAAGACGAAATAGGACTTTGTTATGAATGTACTCGCGAAGAAAACGCAGACTTTGAAAGGGACGAATACTAAAACTAAAATGATGCTAATACTACAACTAAAAAAGAGAATCGAGATTCTCGAAGCGCAAGTACAAGAACTATTGAAAGCGCAAACGCAACCCGCTCAACTTCCAGTACCAATAAAAGAAAAGAAGTCGCCATTCGTCAAACCAACCGTTGTCGAAATATACGAATACGCGTGTGAGAAACTAAGCAACGACGACGCGTTAAAGTTTACCGAGAAATTTCATGCACACTACGAGGCGAACGGTTGGAAGGTGGGAAGGAACGCGATGAAAGATTGGAAGGCTGCCGTTCGTAAATGGGACTTGTCTACCTTTGTAACAACAAACCAAACAACAAAAATCAAAAATGGAAAATTCGACTCCGATGCTGCGCAACGCATCTACAACGACGCTCACAATTACACAAAGGGTTGACAAAGCAGAACGCGAAAGCGCATTTGTAGCCGACTACGATCTCCCAACGTTTGTTAAGTTATGCTCGAAGGTGTGTGCTATGTACGGAATAGCGTTACCCGAAGCGCAACTACTCCAGATGCTGCACGAGTTTATAGGAAAGCACTTTCGGTGGGTTACGTTTGAACACTTCAACCTTGCGTTCGAACTAAATGCAGCGAATGAACTGAGTAAAAAGTGTGAGCATTTTGGAGCGTTGAGCGTGTCGTTTATTGGTGATGTGTTGACGCACTACAAACCACACAGGGACAAAGCGAACTTACAAATTCAGCGCGAAATAGCGCAATCGATAGAAGAAAAAGCAGAACTAATAAAAGAAAATGAAATGGCGGTGAACGACGACAGCTGGAGAAGAATGCTTAAAGAAGATATTGACAGCTTCAAACAAGGCAAATACACGACTTTAGAATTGCGCGGAGTGTCAATGATGCGATGGCTCGAAGAAAGTAAGCGTATAACTGCTGAAACCTTCACAGACGAGGAATACAACCTGTGTAAAGCGAAGGCACGAAAAACAGTCTTCAATGAACAGCAACTATCAAAAGGAATGGTTGAACGAATGAGTGACCGCAAACGTCAGCTACTCAAAGAATCAATTGCGTTCGAAGGCTTCCGTGAACTTTACAAACTTTATTTGTCAAAGCAATGAATCACGGATCGTTATTTAGCGGAATCGGTGGATTCGATTTAGCCGCTGAATGGATGGGGTGGAACAATACATTTCATTGTGAATGGATGCCTTTCCCACGCAAAGTTTTAAGTCATTATTTTCCCAATTCAATTAGTTATGAAGACATTACAAAGACAGATTTCTCTATTCACAGAGGAACAATTGACATACTCACAGGCGGATTTCCTTGTCAACCATACTCAAGCGCAGGTAAGCGACTTGGGAAAGAGGACGAGCGACACCTCTGGCCGCATATGCTCAGAGTCATTTCAGAAGTTAAACCAACCTACGTCGTGGGCGAAAACGTTCGTGGACTTACTAATTGGAATGGGGGAGTGGTCTTCGAAGAAGTGTGCGTTGACTTGGAAAGTCAAGGGTACACCGTACAACCGATACTTTTGCCAGCTTGTGCCGTTGGTGCGCCACACCGAAGAGATAGAGTTTGGTTCGTCGCTTACAATGCTGCCTACTCCAATAGCAGGAGATTGGAAAGGTCAGAAGAGGTCGGACGGAACAGCATCAATGCTGAGTGGGAAAGCGAGTTTGGGACTACTTCCAACACCTTGCGCGTTCGACAGCACGAATGCTCGTGCGACAATGAAAAGCAGTCAAATAAAAGAGGGTTCGATGCACTCAATGACATTGCCGAGGATGTTGGAAATGGGATTACTTCCAACTCCAATGGCATCGGAAGGAACGAAGTTAAGTGGAAATCCAAAAGAGAATCAAATGTCAATGACAAAAATAGCTTACGAAATGACTGGCAAAACTTCCCAACTCAATCCCCGATTTGTGGCGGAGATGATGGGCTTCCCACCCAACTGGACGGAATTACCTTTTCAAAGTGGAGACAAGAATCTATAAAGGGTTATGGAAATGCAATCGTTCCGCAGGTAGCCTATGAAATTTTTAAAGTAATTGCTGAAATGGACAGGTTAGAAAAACTACAACTAAAACTATTTTAATGCAACCATACAAACCCGAATACCTACCGCGTCAAATCGAAGCGTTGAACTACTTGAACACCGACAGCATCGTTGAGCAATTGTTATACGGTGGCGCGGCAGGAGGTGGGAAGACTAAGTTCGGTTGTATGTGGCAGATTCAAAGACGATTGAAATACGCAGGGACGCGTTCGCTTATCGGACGTAGCAAATTAGACACATTAAAAAAGACGACGTTAAACACGTTCTTTGAAACAGCGCAAGACTTTGGTTTGGTTGCGGATAAACACTACACATACAACGGTCAATCGAATATCATTAAGTTCTTCAACGGAAGCGAAATTGTCCTAAAAGATTTGTTCAGCTATCCCTCAAACCCGAACTTCGACCAACTTGGGTCGATGGAGCTCACAGACTATTTTATAGATGAAGTTTCAGAGGTTAGCGAAAAGGCGGTCAATATCGTTCACTCGCGTTGTCGTTATAAGTTGAACGAGTTCGGTCTTATTCCGAAAGGCTTCTTGTCTTGCAATCCTTCGAAAGGTTGGTTGTATAATGAGTTCTACATGAAGAACAACCGCAACGAACTACCTTCACACCGCGCATTTGTTCAAGCGTTGCCGCAAGACAACCCCTTCCTTCCTGTTGCTTACATCGAATCGTTGCGAAGACTTCCCGAATACGACCGTAAAAGACTTTTAGAAGGGAACTGGGAGTTCGACGACGACAGCGACAAGCTATTTCAAACGGAGAACTTGCTACGAATGTTCCGCAACGAAGTAATCAATGAAGGAAAGAAGTATATCACAGCCGACATTGCGCGTTTTGGTAAGGATAGAACGATTATTATTGTTTGGGAAGGTCTAACTATCATTGATATAATTGAGTTGAATAGAGCAGCGTTGGATGAAGTCGTGAACAAAGTTCGTTTAACCTGTCAACAGCACGCAATTTTATTGCAAGACGTAGTGTGCGACGAAGACGGAGTTGGTGGTGGTGTGGTTGACTTCTTGAAATGTCGAGGGTTTGTCAATGGATCAAAACCAAAGCACCCACAATATCAAAACTTAAAAAGCGAATGTTATTACAAACTCGCTCAATACGTCGAAGAAAACAAGGTAACGATTCTATCCAGTACACGCAAAGAACAAATCATTCGTGAATTAGAAATGATTAAGCGACATCGCGCAGATGTAGACGGAAAGTTACAGGTCACACCCAAAGACGTAATTAAGAACCGCGAAGGTATTTCTCCCGACGTTGCCGACGCTATAATGATGAGAATGTATTTTGAACTTAATCCAAGTTATGGACAGTACGTTGTCGGTTAGCATAGGTTGACTATATTAGCACAATGAAAAACACACCACTATATGAGTCGCTCAAAATGACTTACGAACGCGAACGCGAAATTGTTAATTCGCTTGCGAACTACTTCCAACAGGGAAAGATTTTAGGCGACATTCTCCTTGAACTTTCACAAAGGAAAGACTTGAACGCGAAAGAGAAAATCTATCTCGCGCTTATGATTGGTTCAATGATGAGTAAGCCAGATGCAGAAAAGTAATTTACTCACGCAAGTCATTGCTGAATTAGAAGCGCGTGAAGCGAAGGGAATTGAAACGTATGGAACAACACTCGACCGACAAGACTTAACGCGCTCTGAATGGCTGCAACACGCATACGAGGAAGCGTTAGACCTTGCGCTTTATTTGAAGAAACTAAAAATAGAAGAAGATGCCAGAAAGCAAAACTAAAAAAGGAATATGTGTCTACTTACACAAAGACCTTTGGAACGAGATTGACGAGAAACGTGGAGAGAATAGTCGCAACGCTTTCTTGAGTGAAGCGATTGAGTTCTCTTTGAAGTTCTACGTTCCAGAATCTAAAGTAAAATTGAAAGAACAAACGTCGACAAAATAGCGACGGACGATGTTACGATTAAGGCGCGGTTTCTGCGCTTTTTTTGTTTGTCCAACTTTTTCTTTTCAGCAGTTAGAGTGTTTATTTCTTCGGTTAAGATGTCTTCCTTCTGTTCATAAGCAACGACTACTTCTTGTAAGTTGTCAATCTTTAAACCTTCAATGTTTAATTGTTCTTTGAGGTTGTTAATTACGAGTGAATCGGAAGCTATAACGCTGTCGCAACTGTTCACCAAACGGAGAACATCAACGCGAACAATAGTATCTCGAACAAGAATAGAATCACGAGTTCTTTTATAGGTGGTTTTGGCTGTAAGTTGAGCATCTTCATAGGTTCTTAATTGTTTATAAAGTTCAATTTGTTCTTGAAGTAAGCGGTCGTATTCACCAGCGTTGTAATTAATAATGCTATCTTGCTTTTGTACGTTTTCTTGTACGATTTTTTTATGCGTACAACCCCACCAACTCCAACAAAGCACCAACCAAATAACAGACGTTCCAACGAATAGCAGTAATGCTGCGAGTATATTCTTTCTCATAATATCTTTCCTTCGTGTATGCGGTAATTGTGAACGCTAAACGCTCCATTTGTTCCTTTGTCGACTATTGCAAATCCGTGATTGTATTTCGAATAAGGGTTGTAGTCGGGCGATAATTCAGATAAGCAACCAACACCCCAACAAGTAATAAACTTTCCGTTTGCGTCTCTCTCGTTGTGTTCTGCGGTTTGGTGGTGGTGTCCGCACAATGCGCTCACCTTAGTTTTCATAAACAACCCACGCGCAACATTGACAGAAGGAAGGAATTGTTTCCCAAATTCGTGACCGTGAAAGATTGAAAGTTTACCGATGTTTAATTTACTCTTTCCGTCAATCCATTTAACCTCGTGCTTGTCGCAATGTGTTAGCGTTGGAAAGTCGAACGCGTCAATGTCGAATAGTTCGGGTGCTTTGATTCGCATATAACGCCAGTAGCGTTCTTCGTGGTTGCCTTCTTTGTAGTAAATGTTTGCGTTTGGAAACGTGTGTCTAAGCGACGCAAGAAATTGACGAATAGAATATAGTTCGTCTTTGAATTTTCTTTTGCGTGGATCTTTAACAAAGTCTGAAATCATATGACAGTCTAACGCGTCACCATTTAAAATGATTGCGTCGCACCCTTGTTTCAATCCTTCGTTAATCGCGCACTCAATAGCTTCGTTATCTTGATAGGGAAAGTGCAAATCGCAAAGGATTAAAAACTTTGTTCCCTTTACTTCAACGTGTCTTCGCTTTTTTGCGTACGACTTTGGAAGTGCGTATGGGTTGGAAATTCGAGGTGCTGTGTCTATCAATTCTTTTTGTGTGTTATGTTTACGACTTTTCGTTCCCATTTTACCACGAACACGACGGACATAATTACGCGCGTGTTCTTGCGTTTCAAACGCTTCTGGATATTCCGTGAATAGTTTAGCAGCTAAAGAATGATGCGGTGCGTCGGGAAATTTACTACAAATCTCCGCTGCTATTTTTCTCGCTTCCGTTTGATGTGCCATTCTTTGTTTTTGTAAATCGTTCTAAAACAGTTCCTGTAAATAACCCACCTGTTAAAAGCGCGAGCGTGTCAAACATCGCGATAGGACAGATGTAATATGTGAATGTTGCAACGTAACTCAAAATGATTAAGTTAATTATCACAAATATAGCAATTACTCGCTTACTTGAAACTTTTGAACAACTACTTAACAAAGACTTGAACCATTGCTTCATAAAAACTTCAATACGAATTGAACGATTAACCCACCTACAACACCTGCTGCTGTCGCTATACCACCCAAACGAGCCACTTGTAATCTTTGATTCTGAATGTACTTGTCGTGCTTCTGAACCTTACTAACAAGACCTTCAATTTTCATTTCGTCGTCACCGATTAAAACGTGATAGATACGATCTATCTTCTTATTCATTTCCTGTAATTCTTCGTGTATCAATTGAATCTCGTTTTCTGTGTTCATATCACTTAAAGTATAATGCAATTTCAGCTTCGCGACGACGAACAAGACCCTTCAACACAACACCACCACCTTTGTTCCATAAACGAAAAGAATCTGCTATTGTTGAGTCGTTAGGGTTAGCGTTTACCTTTCTCAATACTGAAGACTTTTTGAAGCCACCTGTTCCGATGTTGTACGCAAGTGAAACACAAGCACTAAATTGGTTTTCGTTAAGCGTCTGTGTTATTAATGCGCGAACCGAAACCGCGAATTTGTCAACGACGTTTTTCGCTAATTGCTCCGCTCTTGCCTGTGTTATAACGTCGCCTTCCTTAACCTTTGTACCGTCTTCGTAGAAGGTGTTTCCGTAGCCAATAGTCCACACGTTAGCAGGACACAAATAAGCCTTTAAACGACAGCCTTCAAACTTCTTCAATAGCGCGTAGCCTTCAGCGTTAACTTTCATTTTTGAGTTTGTTTATTTGTTTTTCTTTCTTTGCTAAATACTTACGAAACTTTTCTTCGTAAATCTTGTGCATCGTTAAATTTTTCTTGCGTCCCCTTGTTGCCATTCAGTTTTTGTTTTAGTTATCTCAACCAACCTAAACCACGTCGTCTGTATTCGTAAGGTAGTCTATCGCGTCCGTCGCTAATCTCGAAAGCGTTCGACGGATATACATTTGTTTGTGACCATATTTGCTGCGTTGTGTTCGTAGTGTACTCTGGAAAGTCCGACTGATTGAAACACAAATAGTCGACCATTCTTTGCGTGTAAAACATGGCCTGTGAACGCGCTTGGTCGCGGTAGTTTTGTAAGTCTGTTTGACTTATTGGTTGAGTGTCTTCGCTTGTGCGAATTACAAGACTTCCATTGTCGGTTTTAACGTACAAATGAGGCAATACTTCGTACATAGTCCACCACATTACCATACGACGCAAGTAGTTGTCAAGAAGGGTTGCGTATGCACCTTCAATGTCGTCGTTCACAACGTCTTCTTTGATGCGGTTGTAAAGGTCAGTACCTAAATATAACTGCGCGTACTTATCTTGAGAAAGATATATTGCAGGGTACATAAGCAATGGGTCAACGCTTCCGTTAATCCAAGTATATTTCTTGATATAGTTTTCGTCTATTAAAAGAACTTCGGGTTGTAGTGCCATTTTTTATGAGTATTTAAGTGAACCGCGTGTTGGTGTGTTAATTGGAGCAACACCTTCAGCTCCTTTTTGTGGTACAAATGGATTGTTACCTACGCGCTTATCATTGTTTAATCCGTCGTTAGGTAAAATACGTCCTTTTGAATCTCTCTTTCTGATATAGATTTGACGCTTCCAAAAGTGGTGGCAAAAACAACCGCCTTTCCAAATGAAGATATTATAAGAAGAACTTCCTTCTGGAGCAAACTCTCCGTTTATTCCTGCGTCGCTCATTTCTTGAATGTCTTCGTAACGAAAAGACAAACCTGCCTTTGATAAGTCAACCATTTCTTGACAAAACTCACGACTATTTTCGCTTAAATTTTGAGAGTAAGCGTAACGCAATTTATAAAGTCCTGTGTCACCAAATGCAGACCTTTCGTCCGCGTTTGCATAACTACGAACACTCATATATTCTTGACGGAAATTAGCTTCGTTGTGTGGGTCTGTTACATCTTCTTCGCTTAATAATTCCCACTCGTTTAAATCTACTATTTCAGCTTTCTCTTTCAGAGTGTTAATCCAAACACGACCTTGTTCGTCTGAAAAGTCATTCTCAGCAGCAACTACTTTTTTTTTTAACTCAGCAGTTTGCACCGTTGGTTCAACAACTACAACTTCGGGGTCAAAAGGCGAGTTCATTTCGATGTTTATTTCTCCTAAAATTGGAGTGAAAACACGTTCAATGATTCTTTGATAAGGTTTGATTACTTGGTTGTTGAATATCTCTAAACCTACCAACATTTCGTCTTTGTTCGAACCGAATCCTGTCGTGTCGCGTATGCCGTGAATCAATGGTGACACAACGCGGTGTCCGACCATAATTTGCTTCGCTGTTTCTTCAGATAAAAACTGATATTGCTTATCTGCATCACTAAGTGGGAACGCTTCGATTTGTGGAGCGCGTGCAGGATCTTCGTTGAAGGTCATTAAGAACTTACCCGCGTTACTTGCACCGCTCAATCTTGTTTCCCACTCGCGACGAATAGCCTCACGTTCTTCTTTCTGCGGTATGCCATTCAAAAAGTTAATGATGAATGAAGGGAATAAACCATTCAATATATTGTTAACGTGGTAAAGTCCCATTTGATAGGACAATTCAACGTAATTTAACGCTCCGAAGTAGTCGGGTTTAGGATAGTAAACACTTCCTGCACTCATTCCGTGCGCGTAAATAACTTGACGCGGTTGTTCTTGTGCTATTGAAGGGTTGAACGCAGGAATAAACTCTGGCTTACCTCTTTTGCTTCTTGTATTAGCCCAATCTTTCGAGTAGAAAATTCCTGTAATGTCGTCTTCTTCTTTGTCGTATGCAAGTCTGCAATTCTCAAAAGGCAAGTGGTTTATTTGTACAACGCGTGTAAAGTCCATAGACCAAATTACTTCGGCAACAAATGCGCCTTGAAGTTTTAAATCGAAGGCAATACCTTGCAAAGCGTTGTCGAGAATAGTTCCCGTACCTTGTCCTTCAATCATATAAGAGATTGAGTTCACCAACGCGTTGTGAATTGGTGAGTTTTGGTAAAGGTTTATAAGGTGTTGAGGGAATAAGTTGTTTTGTCCGTAGTCAATCCAACCGCTTCTGTTCTCTTTTTCAATCGCCTCAACTGGCTGATATAATGAAAGGTTAATTGCTTGTATATTGTTTTCCATTTTATGCGCCTGTATAAATTACATCTACGGGAATCGTAGGTGTTGAAACGTCAAAGTAAATTGTTCCGTCTTGAAGGATCATTAAACCCTTTTCAACCAAACCAACTACGGAAGCGTTGGCAGGGTCTATATTGCTGCTGCTGTTTTGTCCGTACACTTCGTAATGATAACGTCCTGCATCGACCAAACCAACTGTTGTTAGTCTTATTTTAGTTACGCGTTCGTTCTCGTTTATCACGGTCACTACTTGCGCTAATTGTTCACCTGTCATTTCGTAAGTTAAGACAAGTAAATAATGTGTAAAGGCAACGTTGAAATACTGCCGTCCTTCGTCTAACGAAAGCCACGCGTATTGATTCGCTGTGTTTGTGTTTAGGTATACCATTCCCCTTTTCCTTTACGTTAAAATTACATCACAGAGGAGCGCGTTGCTCCTCTATGTGTAAAAGTTTTTTGATTAGTCAAGAAGACTTAAAGGCGCACCGTTCAATTTGTAAGCACGCTTTGCAGATTCGTGAGTGAAGGCTAAAGTGTAGCCATTCATGTCACCAAGAACAGTTCCTGTTGCAGCAGTTCCAGTTGAAAGGTCTGCTCCGTACTCATATCCAACAGCCCACCAATTTCCGTTAGTGTCTTCAACGAAAACAATTACGCGAGCAGTAGCTACGTTTTGCAATTCAAGACGCTTTGCGCTTGATAATTTTTGCAACATTACGTTTACCGTCTGCGTGTAAAATACTGTTCCGTTGTCGCGGTTGAAGTTGATTGTTTCTTCAAACGATCCTGTTTGCGTTGGCAATTCGTATGTGTACAAATCACCACTTGCAGGACCATTGATTACAGTAACAATTTCGTTCGCGTCTAAGGTGAAAGATGTTACTTCTGTTTTGTCAACCAAAACGATTTGCTTAATACCACCGATTCCGTCTTTACAATCGAGTGTAAAACCTGTGCTTAATTCACATGCCATATTTGTATGTTTTTATTAGCACAAAAGAGGGGTGGTTTTTATGCCACCACCTCTGTTATGCAAGGGTTAGAATGGTTGAGATTATGCAGTATATTGATAGAACGCGATTTCAGCACCGAAACCGTATTGTACACCTGCGAAGAAGTTAGCAGCGAAACGTACGTTGTTAGACAAGTCGTATTGGTACATATCTAAAACAGAAACGTTGTTCCATTGGTCAAGTAAATTAGTTCCGAACCAAAGATTGCTCTTTTGGAACATAGCCATTGTGTCGTCAGACATACCAGGACATTCTACGATGTCGTATTGTCCCTGCCAAGTCATTTTAACAGTCTCACCTTGATAAAGGTAAGAACCACCACCAAGACCTAAGATAGCAGTTCTGAATGCTTCAGCAACATTTGAAGAAACCGCGATAACAGGCTTCTCAGTAGCGCGACGAACACGAACAGGAAGTGTTAAAACAAGTTTGTTCATTTCGTCGATAACGTTTGAAGTAGTGATAGCCTCTGGAGCATCAACATCAAGAACGTCACCGTCAGCCAAGAACAAAGTTTCGAAACCTGCGTACTCGCCTGCTGTTGCGTTAACACCTTGCCACATGATGCGCTCATTTTCAGCAGCCATTCCTGCTAAAATGTTAGCAATTAAAGCGTCAGTCAATGAAGCGTGAAGTTCGTTGTTCTGCTCTGAACGCGCCTCCCAATCCGATAAAAACGTATTTTTACACAATTGTCTGTGGATTTGGAATTTTTCCAAAGTCAAAATACGCTCTGTTAAAGTAACTGTTCCTTGTGGATCAAAATCGCAAGTAGCATTTTTGAAAGTTACGTTGTCAACAAGACGACGAACAACTTGTTTGTATTCAATGTTCTCTTTGAACGTAACCGCAGCAAGCGATTCGTTGCTTAAAAATGCAGCACGGATATAACCTGCCGCCTCGCGACCAGCGTATGTTGTGGTCAAATTTGTAGTAGTAGCCATTTTTTATTGTTTGTTTTTTTATTTTTTAAGATGAAATAAGAAACGCTCCTCAGCCGACATTTTAGCGTATGGCTTAGAAGGTGTTTGTTTTGCTTGCTTTACTTCTTTGATTGAAGACGCAGCAGGTTGTGCGCTTAATTTTGTTACTTCGCTCGAAAGTTCTGCGTTTGCCTTTTTAGCTTCAGCAAGTTCGCTTTCCAACTTAGCAACTAACGACAAAAGTCCTTCAACCTCTGCGCTTAGTGATTCAGTCGAAGATTGTTCTTCTTCGATTACTACTTCAACCTCTGGCTTTTCTTCTTCCATTGGTTTCAATTCGGTTACAACACCGTCAGCCACAACGACAATAATACTTTCAGCTGTCTTGTATTCTCCGTCCATTAACGCAACCTCGTTTCCTTCTGCGTCTTTGCCGAATACACGAACACCTGCTGCCCAAACGTCGCTGTCTGAATAGATGCTTGTACCGTCCTCTAAAATCGCTTCAACCATTTGCTTCACCTCAACTACTTCTTCAGCAGATAGGCTAACATTGTGTTTTGCGAATAGAGCGTTTACTTTTTCTCGTAAATTCATAATTCTGTTAATTGTTTGTTTGATTAGTATATATAAAACTTCGTAGATTTGTTTCGTAATTGAACTTTTCATAGGTTACAATTTTGATTTTTGGTTTAGACGGGGGAGTGATTACCCCCGTTTTTTTTATCCCAAATTGTCAAGAATAGTATTCAGTATCTTCAACTCGTCTTCGTTCAATCCATACGTCTTAAAACCCATTTTACCGCCCTCATTAGTAATCTTCGTGAGTGCGTTAAGAAACAGGTTTGCGTCGTCGTTGAATAGTTCGACCTTTAGAAACCCCCCTGCTTCGATGTTCATCTTATTCTCCTTTTAGAATCAATTCTAATTCTTCAATTAAGGTCGGTTGCTGTTCGCTTAAATACATTTCTTTCTCAGCTATAAAATTTCCTTCGATTGAGAACCCAAGAACTTCTTTGTTTTGAATCTGTTGTTTCACTTCTTCGTTGTCCACTTTCATGCAACCGAACCAAGTACCTTCTGGAAGGTCAAAGCCGAAGTTTTTAGACTTGTCGTTTTCACCTTCGATAATCCAAGTTTCAACAAGACTAACTCCGTCAACAACTTTCGCGTGTTCAACTGTTGCGTTGTTTTGGTTTGCTTGCTTCAAGTAGTTGTAAGCGATAGCGCGAATAGTGTCCTTAGAATACTTAACGTAGTATTCCTCGTCTGTTTCGTCGTTGCGTCTGTAAATGAGTTGGTCGGGAATAAGCAACGCTCCGTACAAAAGACCTCTAAAGTCTTCTTTGAACTTCACGTTGTGTTGTTCGCTTAATGCCACGAAGTCTACTCCGATAGCAGGTTGTTCTACAACGCTAATAGCATACACTCCTAATAGTCCTGCGTCGTCTATTCCGTATTCAATAACTTTAATTTTTTTCATTTTTTATCCTCCGAGTTTAGATTGATTTTGAATTAATTGTTGTGCTTCTAAGTTGCTGCTCACTTGACTACTCACAACGTACGCTTGTAGCGGTGGTTGTTGTTGCCCTGGTTGGTTGCCTAAGAAAGCGAAGTTGGCAGGTGAAGGTGCTGTTGTACCGCCTGCGCTTGGAACGCTTCCGCCACTACCGCTTCCGCCACTTGTACCCCCACCGCCTTGAAACTGTTGTTTTGATATTATAGCCACACGAGCAAGACCTTGAGCAATTGCTAATCCTGCTGCTACTGCCGCACGAACAGGAGCGTCGGGGGTTGATATAGCCATTTGCGAACGATACGCGCCTTGTGCTGCTAAATAAGTGTCTATTGTAGCCGTTGCAATACTCACACCTTTTTGTATTTGAAACGCTTTTCTTTGTTGTCTTTCGCTGTCTCCTGCAAATGCTCCTGCTAAGTCGCTAATAATAGACAAAGAAGTTCGCATAGCGTCTACGCGAAGGTTTGCTTTTGCTTCTTCTGCCCTTCTTAAATCTTCAACTTCTTTCTGTGATTGTTCCGCTCTTAATGCTGTAAGTTTCGCGTGTCCTTCCATTTCAGCAAGAAGTTTCGCGTCTGCTCTTTTCTTCAATTCTTCATAACCGATAGATGCCATTCGCTCATCTTCAGCCAACATTTCGTCGTTTAATTTTTTACGACGCTCCAACTCTTTGTCGTCCGCTTCTTTTTGTAAACGTTCGTTTTCGTCGTTCTCTTTTTTTATTTGGTCTTTCTTTGCCTTTGCTGCGTCAGAATCCATTTTTTGAACAGACAATTTCAACCCTGCGTAGTCGTTCTCCATTGTAGCAATGGCATCTTTATTCTCTTGAATGGTTTTATTCAATTCAGTTTCTAACTCTTGAGGATCTATTAATAATCCTGCGGCTAAATCGGTAAAACCTTCAGCGAGATTACTGTCTACACCAACAACTTTAGCTATTTCGTCAACAGCCGTTAAAAGAAGTTGAAGCGGAGCGGTAAGAAAGCGAATAATTCCTTCAAGAATTTCTCTGTTTCTTTTTGCCGTTTGAACCTGTGTAATGGCTTGCTTTTCGGTAATTGCTAATTGTGCTTTCCTGTCAGCTATTGCAGTTTCTAACGCTTTAATTTTGATATTTAAAATCTCGCGTTCGCTCTTTCCTTGTAGCTTTAATATGTTAGACTGTTTGTCTATGTTTTCGTATGCCTTTTGCGATGCGTCAGCTTTTGCTTTTGATATAGCAAGACTTTCTCTTTCTTGTTCATTGATTCCAGAAAGACCACTTTCAACAGAAGGGAAAAGTTTTATTAAATCGTCAAAGTTTGCAATGATTAAAGCGACAGCACCTGCAAGTAAAAGAATAGGGTTGGCTATAATTGCTTTAGCTAACGACGCAAAGCCACTAACTAAACCACCTATCTCATTTTTTAAAGTCTTAAAATCAATTTTGGATACATTCGCACCCATATTTTTTAAAGCCTGTCCTGCTCCTGCTAAGTCTAAGTCCATTAATCGTGAACCAAACAAACCGATGTTATTCGAAAGACCTTCAAAAGCGTTACCTGCGTTGGCACTAATCTCTGCGGAAAGGTCGCTTATATTGTCTTTCAATTCAGCAGCACGAGCGGAAGCCTTTTTAAACTCCTCACTCGACCTATCCATTTGTTGCAACTGATTCTGCAACGCGCGAAGTTCAGCTTTAGCAGAACTAAATCCTTGTGCGGTATTTTGAGCTGCGTCAGCCGTCTGATTAAGGACGTTAACACCGTTGGTATTTACTATTAAATCAATTGTATTCGCCATTACGAGAGTAGTTTATAAAGTATAAATATCCAAAGCGCGACGTTTACGGAAATAACAATAGTTTTCCATGTGTAGTGTTTCCACAATTTTAGCTTACGTTTGCCGTTAGCAACACGTCCGTACTCGCTATTATTTTTGACGTTGAGTTTAATGAACTCTAAGCAAGCGACCATAGCGTTTGCTTTATTTTGAAGATGTCCCTTTGAAGTCGCTTCCATTGCTTATAATTGTTATTGTGTCACCTAATCCGCTTAATGTAATGCTTCCGCTACCTTCAACGGTTTCGCCTGTGTACGCTTGTATTGTTACTGTATTAGCTGAAACGCTCTTTTGAATTATCAATTCACGACCTAACGTTGTAGTTGCAGAAGGCAAATAAATTGTTAGGCTTGCTGCTGTGGTATCTGCGAAAATCATTCGGTCGAAACTCGTTACAACGTAGTCCGTTGTTATCGTCTTAACAGGCTGCGAGATACTTGCGCTAAATTGAACAGGTGCGCCAAATTGTGTAGGTGCGAGTGTTGGTGCTTGTGAAGTAATGAAAGAACGCGTTCCCCCATTCGGTTGAGAGAAACAATTGTTCTTCGCGATGTTCCAATTGTAGCCAAAGCGAGTACAACATTCTTGGGTTACTGTCGCAGGATCTCCGTTTGGTGTTTCCCAATTCAACGTCTGGTCTAAGTTAGCCGAAACAGGTCTAAGGTCGCAGTCGTTTTCTACATCAAGAATACGAATGAGTTTTACTTTTGTTACTTCTTGTTCACCTACAACGTACCCTTGAATATCAAGAACGCGCCACCAAGAATCTACTATCCATATTTTATCTGAAAATTGAAACGTGAATATGTCGTTCAAAGTAAGCGCAAACATTCCTTCCATTATACGCGCTTGTCCGTCGTAAAGTTCGCGGTAATAGTTTCGCCACCAACGATTATAAAGGTTGTCGTAAGGGTTGGCTGTTATTGTGTGCGGTGGTATTTCGGGAGCGAAGTTTAAATCCTTATCTGCAACGTCTGCGTTTATTACGCTATAATTATTAAGCAAAGCCACAGACGTAGAAACAACGTCGTCCGAAACTTCGTCGTAGATGTTTACGTTTGCATGCCCTGCGTAATAGAGAATACGCGGTTTAGGTTGTACGAATTGTCCTTCTGAGTTAATGAATCGCGGACAAACTACGTTCGTTGTTTCCACAGGTGCGGAAGGTGTAGACGCAAAAGACAACTCAACCTTTTCTTCGCCTGTTGCGAACTCGTTTGTTATTTCGAAGTCCGCTTCCGTTACTTCGTACCTTCCGTACACGCGTCCATTGTCGTTGTATAACGAGTTAAAATAATCTCCGTCTTCAGTATAGGTGAAAGTGAAATTAGCTTTTTGTAGGTCAGTCGTTGGCGAATACATAATGTCTTTTGACAAGTCTAATTTCTGCGACCAATCCAAAGTATTACCACTTCCGATATATTCAACGAGCGGCTCAATGCGTAGCGTGTTTGGTAGTGTGCGGTCGGGAACGAAGGCAAGGTTAAACATCTTTTGTATTGACGTTAAGAAGTCTATTTGCTTCATGTCTGGAGCGTTAAACTCCATTACTACTTGGTCAGATGTTAGATTTGTTCCAATGCTTACAAGTTCAATACCTGTTCCTGTGTAATCGTTTGCTCCGTTTCCTGTAAAAGTAATTGTAGCTTCAGCAGCTGGCATACCATCTATTTGTTGTAAGTTCATAGCTAAACGAATTTCTAAAGTGTCGCCTTGATTTAAACTTACTGTACTAATAACACTATTTGAAAATGTAATGTCTGCTAAAAAATAATTTGGAGGTACTGAAAAAAAAGTTCCGTTAACATAAAATTGAGGTTGTATATATAAACTTTGTAAATCCACAGATGCAGTAATTTGCCCACTTACCCAAACTTTAAACGAAAATTGACCACTAAAAGGAGCGGTAAAAATACCACTTGACCAATCATTGTTCGGGTCATTATATTCAGTAACAGCAGCAGATAAATTGTATTGATAATCGCCAGGACCGAATGTCTCACCTACTACATTTGAAGCCAATGCTAACGTACTTGTAATGTCATTTAATCCAAAAGAACTATTCAAATACTGACCGTTAACAAAAGGAACGTACACGTTATCCAAACAATCCGCGAGGTTATCGCTTGTCCATTGCACGTTAGCATCTTTCATTATTTGCTCAAACAAATAATACGCGCTTACCGAAGGTGTTAAATGACCAACGTAAAGGGGTTTATTAAACAACGAACTAAGATTTCCACTTGCATAAATTGGTTGTCCTAAAGGATTTGTAGTTGTTAAATTCCACTTGTCGCATAGCGTTAGAATCGTGTGTTCGTTAGGCGGTGTTTCAACATATTCATGAAGTAAATCGTAGTCCAAATCACCTGCAACAATCGCTTCAATATCTTTAATTTTCTTGTCATTCAACAAACGTGAAAGGTTCGGTACTTCACCAAAGAATACAACCTCAAACTCGAACAACTTACCCGACTGCCAGTACAACTTTTTCACTTGAATGTGTCCTGTTGCTATTGGTATTGTGTTTACCGTTAGCGACGCGTCAACCTTTTTACGGAAGTCAAACCAACCGTTGAAGTTAACGTTGAAGATAGCACCGAAAAAGTCGACATTCGTCTTGCTTGCAGGAATACGAAACTCCTGCGAGTAGTTACCTATTGAACTAAAATTCGTTAGGTCGGTAAACTTGTAGTTGAGGTGTACCTTTTCATTTTCGTAAAGGTCAATCGTTGCTGCGTTGCCGTCAAAATCGGTTAGCGTGAGTATTACTTCGTTAATCATAAGCCGACAGGTTGTGAGTATTTAAGGTTCAAAGTAACGTTGTAAAGTTTAGAGTATCTTTCGTCCTTGATAACAAAGTTTTGAGTATCTACAAGAACAGGTGTCATTGTTCCGTCGTCGTTAATTATAAACACGTCGTTTGAACGGCAAAGTGTTTGAAGTAGGTTGAACTCTCCAACTGAAACCCAGTCGCTGTTTATTTGTAGTCCTTTCGTCGTGTTCACATAACGGTCGGTTATACCTCTGTCTGAAGTGCTAAAACCAAACGATTCAGAATTGTAATCACCTATTACTTTTTGGTATTGCTTACGATCGTAGTTGTAAGATAGTTCCGACTTCTTCGTGAAGTTGAAGTAATCCACACCCCCACAAGTATTCGACCAACCCAAGCGAACATTGTCAAAGCGACAATCGTCAGCGACAAGATAGAAACAATAGACGCGTGAAGCAGGTGTGTAGATAGGCGGTGTAATGGACGCGCCAGCTTGTATTGTGTAGTATTTAACATTCGTGAAATCTGCTCCGTCAGCTATTAAGTTGGAAGGATAAGCGCCCAAACGCGAAACCGAATCTTCTGTTGTTAGTAGCGTGTAATTTGTCGCTTCAATTAAATCTCCATTATTGTCGTATGTTGAAACAAATAAATCAGTCGCGTCGTTATCAGCTAAAAGACCGTTGTTTGAAATAGAATATAACTGTCCGTAGTCAGCTAATCGCGTTGGTATGTAAACCCAGTCAGACGATAAACCGCGAGCAGGTGCTTCACTCCACTTGTGCGTAGTGTTTATTCTTTCGCTTAACAAGTATTTGTCCGTTCCGTCAAGTGCGTATCTAAAATTAGGGTTAGGTCGATAGCCGTCTGCTACTTGATATTCAGCAAGGAACGCGTACACGTCGTCTATGTCAACCATTCCCGAACCGCTTACTGTAAACACTCCGTCGACTAACCAACCTTCTTTAATTGTGCAAGATATTTGAACAACACTTTGTCGTTCTTCATTTATGTTCGTTTCTGCCGCTGCGCTCATTTCATGATACAACGATTCACGGAAAATAGGTGCAAGGTCTAAGATACCTTTGTTCGCTGCGTTGGGTTGTACGTTCACTTGGAACGTTCCGAAGTCGAACACAAATCTAAACCCTGCGTTAGCTACGTTGGTCGAAGAAGCGACAATCATAAGTCGTTGCCCGACAGGTGTATATTCGTATGGTTGTTCGTTTATTGTAATTGCCATTATTGTATCTCTTTAAATTGATTTTCTAACGTTGCGCTAAAGTCCTTTCCGTATGCTTCGACTATCTTAGCTTCGTACTCGTCCCATATGTTCTCCATAGCGTAGTCGAACGCGTTCCAACCCTTTATTCCGTCACGACGAACCTTGAACATAATCAGTTTTGCAACTGTTTGTTTTAGTTCTTCTGTGGACTTCTTGAACTTACCACTACTTGTGTCGCGTAGTCGTATTCCCTTTATCGACATCCAGTCGTAAATCGCTTTTTGCATAGGCGACATTTGACCTTTTGCGGGTTTACTTCCGCTTCCGCGTTTGAATGAGTAGGGCGCACCTTGCGACTTTTGCGTTCCATTCACACCCTTTTCACGAAACAAAAAGTATTGTCCTGCTTTGCCCTTCGCGTAGACCGAAATGTTTATTGACGATCCTTTAATTTGTAGTCTGTAAGCCAAAGACTTTTCGAGCGTTCCGCTTGCTACCGCGTTGGTGTAGTTGCGACCTACCTTTCGCTTCATGCGATAATCGGACTGCATCAATTCGACAAAGCGTTTAGCCATATCGTTCACGACAGCGAAGAAGTTGGGTGCGCTCTGTTCGTTAGCCATTTGTTTCTTCTTCCTCTTTTATCTTGTTGAAGAATTGGATTAGTGGCAAGCCAAACTTGGTTGGCATCTCTTGAATGAAAGCATCTAACTGCTTCAAATGTTCCTCTGTTAGTTGCATATTTAAAAAGATAAAATTGTTACTCCTATTGCCTTCGCTACGCACTCAGCAACGTAGCTGTTATCTGTTCCCCACGCTGCGAACTCATCTTCGGTCAAAGTGTAGTTTCCGTTAGAGAGAACCTTGCCTTCATCGGTCTTTAGTTCATAGTAGGTAGTGCAAGTTGTTGCACTTGTTTCAAAGTTCAAAATTAGAACTGTCATTTCTGTTGCTATCCCTGCGTTTAAAGGAAAGACTATTGGTTGTATTTTAGCCATTGTTATAATTATAATAAAGTGAATGTTTTTGTTACTCCTCCAATTCTCATTTGTATGTTAGTTCCATCAAACCAAATGTCTCCGTCTACTGGTGAGGTAGGTGCTGTTCCGCTTGGTATTCTCAAAGATGCTTTAGCCGTTGTGGCTGCGCCTAAAATTGTTATACCTCTCGCTACTTCAATTGCTCTAAAATCTGCTACCGCTGTTAGCGTTGGATTGATGTAAAGACCTCGCGTTATTCCGTTAGCACCTCCTGTTTGATTGATTGTTCCTTCAATTCTTGTAAACTCAAAAGTACCCGTTCCTGATGTTGGAGCAAAACCCTTGTAAATTCCGAAGCTAATACTTGATCCTATTGTTGCAGTAAAACTAACTCCCGATATTGCAATAACTCCACGAGATCCTTGCGTTGTTATTGCGCTACTAAATGCAATATTTCTTCCTCCTATGGCTAATGTGTTTTCATCACTCGCGTAAGGAAAAATTGTTGTTCCTGTAGAAATTGAATTAAGTCTAATAGCACCATCATTTCTAACGGCAAACATTGCAACGGCATCACTATTTTGAGTTGTTAAAGCGACTGTAGCACTTGTATTTCCAACACCGCTTAATGTTGTTTGCCCTACAACTCTCGCAGTTCCATTCACATCGAGCTTGTAACCTGCGTCTGTTGTTGTGCCGATGAGGAAATTACTTCCTGTATTTACATAACAAGCAGCAGTAGTACCGATGTTGAAAATATTAGTAAACGCAGAATTGTACACAGCAAATGTAGTAGCTGTTGAAAATCCTCTCGTATAACCAATTGTTCCCCATTTAATGTAACTGTTATTATTAAATACAATAGCGTTACCACTTGCTTGGGGTGTTAGGTTAAGTAGATTATCTCCTGTGCTTACAAGACTCAAACGCTTATTTGTATTATCCCAACTTAACCCAGCATCTTCCTGCAATACATTGCCTGTTCCTTCAAACAACACACGTCCAACAGTTCCGCTTGTTATTGGTGTAGTGCCTACCGTTAAGCCTGTCGCTATTGTGAATGTTCTATCTGCTGATAAGTCTTGCGTTGTGCCGTTAATTGTGAGGCTGCGAGTTGAAGGAACTTTTGAATTGAAAGTTGTCCAATCCGCAGAACTCAAAGCACCTCTATTCGCTGCGCTTGCCGTTGGTAGGTTGAATGTGTGTGTGCTTGTTGCAGACGAGATACCAAAGTCAGTTCCACTTGTTCCAGTTGCGAAGTTTTGCACCTGTGCCGTTAAGCCATTTAGCGCAGTCAATCCCGTTGAGAATGTCGTAATGACTTGACAAAGGTGACTATTTTCGGTGTGTAGTTTAATTGTCCTTCCCGAATTGTTAACGTAGATTCTTACCGCTAATCTATCAGTTAATGCTAAGGTAGTTTGCGGAATAGCTAATGCGCTAACATAAAGGTCAGTTACTGTTCCATTGGTTATGCCTTCTGGAGTAGCTGAGTTAGAAGCTATCAAAGATAATGTAGCTCCATCCCATTTGTATAACTCGATATAAAATGAAGGAGTACCACCGTTACTTGACGAACTAAAATATGTTTCGAAGTTCCAATTTCCAGCTGGTATCTCTAACTGATTTGGGACGTTAGCGTCTGTTATGAAAGATTGAATATATCCATTCGTCGCAATGGTGAAATCTGTTCCTACTCCTAAGACAGGTGTTCTGTCCATTTCTTTGAAAGAGATACCGCCAAAAGTACCTTGCGCTACTGAGCCATTTAAGTAGAATGATAACGAAGCACCACCACCTGTTGACGAAGGGAAGTTGGCAAGGCTTCCGTCACCTCTTACATATTGCGAAACCGTTCCTGCTCCTGTTACTGCTAAATCTCCAGACGATGTAATAGGACTATTCGCCACACTAAACGCTGAAGGCATTGTTAAACCAACGCTTGTAACTGTTCCATTTGTTAAAGTAGGTAAGTTATCTAAATCGTTATAATTGTTGCTGAATGCAGTCGCTCCTAAGTCTGCGCTATTTGCTTTAAGTCCTATTTCGGTTTGCAAAGTATTAACGTCGTCCTCGACATTAGTAATAGACTGCTCAATATCAATTATCGTTTGACAATCGCCTATCGTTTCGCACGTTAGACCTACTTCGTCAGTCAACAAGTACCAACCGCGCACACCTTCGTTGTTCGTTCCGTAGTAATAATTCGGTGCTGGTGTCGCTTCATCGTTCACAAGCGAAACGTTTCCATTCTCGTCGCGTGTGATTGAATCAATGAAAGTTAGTATTGATCCTGTGCCACCTGTCGAAGATTCAAAAAAGTCGTTCCACTCCGCAGGAATACTGCACGCGTCCCAATAGTAAGGAACAAGAAGGTCTAAACTAATCGTCCAACCCGTTAGCGTGTGCTGAAATTCTTCTAAGAATGGTTCAAGACTTACATTTTGAACTGTGATTAAATCGCCAAACAAAACTCGGTGGTTCGTTATCTCAGCTATCAAATCTTCAGCTATGCGTTGAAGGTCGGAAAGAACCTCGCGTTGGTATTCGGGTTTTTCTTCTTTGTCGCGAGGCATATCCGCAAGGACAATCTGAAAACTAAACGTTTTCATTCCTTTTGCATACGTCACGTTGGAAGGCACGACGTGCATAAATGGATATTCACCAAACTTCTCAAGGTCTGAAACCTCGATTTGTCCGTGAGAGAATCTCTTTAATATAAAGTGTCCAGAAGCAAATGCTTTGAACCTATCTATAAGCGCGTTGTAGCTTTGTACGTTCGACATAGTTGTAGTCAATTAAGTAAGTCATATAAGTAAATATCTCCCACGCGGATTTTTCCGTAATTAAATCTAATTTAGTTATATCGCGTCCGCAGGCTTCCATAAATAAGTGATACCAACCGTAGCGACCTAACACCTGCGTTAGTCCTTCTCTGTCGTCAACTGCTCCAGTTCCGTCGTCAGTTTGCTCACTTCCTTCTCTAAATAGTCGAGCGAAGTGCTGCTTAGTTCGTTGAGCAAAGTCGAAAAAAAAAGCATCGCTCCGTTAAATTGTTCAAGTGTCATTTGCTCGACGTACGACTGAACGAGTTCGCGGTTTGCTTTGCTGTGTGGTATAATTGTGTACTTTGTCCCAACGCGTTTGTCTATTGGTCGGTAAAGCGTACCCATTATTTTCACAATGTTCGCGTTTACGTCGGATGCCCACGTTGAAATATCCGCATATTCACCCATACTAATAGAATACAGGTCGGGAATGAAACCAAAGTCTTTGTCTTTGATTGTTATAGTTTCGAAGAACTTCGCGCTTTCATTTAGTAGTGTTCCTTCAAATGCTGCTAAAAGTGTAGGCAAGTGTTGGAAGGGAATTTGTTCCGCCTGTTCTTTCAGTAGGTTACTAATACTAACCAACTTGTCTATGTCGCTTTTCGCGTTGTGATAGTCAACGTATTGCTTGACGCTTATGCTTGAATAGTCAGCAGGTATACTTACTTTTATACTCATTTATTCGTATTTATTCGTTTATGAACCGCAATAAAGACACCCTTCTTCGTCGTCGTCGATTGTGTTCGCTTCGTTGTATATTCGTATGGCTTCCATTTGCACTTGTTCCTTCGTCCATTCTGGATGAAACATCGCAATCTGCGACCGTAAGAAGTTTAATTTGTTTTCGCTCATTCTTGATTTTGTTTTTTAATTTCGCGCGTGTCCCAGAACATATCGCATTGCCCGTCCTTAATTGGTGAAAGGCTGAAGTACGCTTGTCGCCACTCCGAAGGCTTCGCCACATAGCGCAAGCACTTTTCTTTTTGGTTGCAGTTGATGCCTTCGCACATTGTTATATCCGCCATATTTAAACTATCAATTGGTCAATGTCTATTTCGTGATGAGTCATTAGTGCGCGAAAGTATTCAAACACTTCTTCAATGCCTTCTTGGTACGCGCCTTCTTGCCTGTCGTTGTACTTGGTGAACTTCCTGTAACCATTCATTTCAATTTCCCAAAGTAACGAAGCCATATCACGAGCCTTTGTTATTCTGTTGAACTCCACACGATCGTTGGAATCTGAAAGGTCGAATGTTAAAGTTGCTTTGCTCACAGCTTGTCGTTTATGATTATTTGAATAGGAGCGTCATTCACACCTGCAATTTCATTTCGCTCAACGTAGCCTCGTTTCTTTCCTCGTGTCTTCAAATAGAAAATTGTTGCGCTTGTGTTGGGTGCGTCTTGAATACGGATTACTTCACCGTCTGGTGTTGACACCTCGCGGTGCGCTCCCTTAATCAATTCGAACAACTGACTTTCTGCGAAGTCAACAGCAAGGTCAGATAACGATTCAACCTTTGCTTTGTAGTCTTCGTCTTCTTGCAACCAACGATAGTGTGTTGTTCTATCTATGCCTACAATTTCACACGCGGAAGTTACCACACCCAAAGTGCTTTCGAGAGCCTTTAGCATAGCATTCTTTTTTAGTGTTGCGTTTTGTGGTTTGTTTTCTTCCTTGCTCATAATTTATAAATATAAGAACTACCCTAATTTTCCTTTGTAATGGTTAATAAGTTGCTCCATTTTAGAATCGTAGTATTTCGAAAACGTCTTGAACCCGTCGTTGTCTTGTTCGAATAGTCGAAAGAGAACACCTCTAAGACGTTGTGAAGGCTTCTTTAACGTATCTTCTAACTCGCTCTTTAGACTTTCTACTGCGTCCAGTTCTTCGCGCTTAAAGTCTTCGTCTTTGAAAGCAAGATAACCAAACTGATTAGCGATTGTGAATAGTTCTGACGCTTGCGCAGGTGAAAGTTCATTCGTTCCAAAGGTTAGTTTGAGCGTCTTGTCCTTTCGCGTACCTACTGCTTCGAGTTGAGCTGGTATGATTATCATTTTATGTCATTAAATTTATTAGTATGTCACTAAATATGCAAAGAAAAGAAAAGAACAAAGAAAACGTGTAAGCACTTTAAAGAAAGAACAAAAGAAAAAGCTCCCCCAAAAAGATTACTCTCGCCCTTAAAAGGGCAGTTGCTCGTTCCAAGCATTGGTGTATTGCAAGTGTGGTCATTGGTTACTTCGCTGTGACTTACGAAGGCGGTTTGTGTTCTTATCCAGTTTGTTTCATTTACTTAAAAAATATACCCCCAATTATTTCAGCCGCCAAGCAAAAATAAAAGGGGGTAGTTTCGCAATGCTTGGCTGTAACAAATATACTTTGAATGTCAATTGTTACAACGATAAGTTATTCACCTATTTCAACATCTTTCATTGATTCAAGAAACGTATTTATGTCTTTCTTCACACAAGGCGGACAAGTTGAACGCTCGTTAAACGCTCCTGTGGCTTTATCCTTGAACGAATAGAACTTCAGCATATCTTTCTGCTCAAGACGTCCTTGCGCCTTCATATCGAGCAAGAAACGTTTAAACTCTATTTGTTCCTCAATAGAAAGAACACCTTCCCATTTAGACGCGGGACAAGAAGCGAACGCTAACTTTGCTTTTATCGGCATTACACAACCACAAAGTTTTATCGACTTGCGACGAAACAATACTTCGGTTTCTACTTCTTCGCCAACGATCAAAGTTCCGCAAGACTGCGTTGAAGGTTCGAAGAATTTACAGGTGCGACAAATTTCTAACCTGCGTTTGTACT